GTAAAAGAAGTACCGTTTTTACAAACTGAATTGGATAAGTTATTGAAGGCAGAAGAATTAAGTAACAATCTTGCTAAACTAGAAGTTCAAGCGTTTGCCCTGATTGACAAAGGCAAACCTGAATTAAATTTTGAAATACAAACGTATCACTATACAGCAGCACAGATGTTGATGTTTGGGGACGATTACAAAAAATACAAGAAAGAAATTGTAAACACTACTGATGAATTTTATGGTATGGTAGTACACAGGTTGCAATCAGACTATTTGTTTTACATGACGGCAGCATGGACAATGATTATTGTTATAAATTTAAGTTTAATTTTACTAGTAATGGTTATCAAACACAAAGAAATAGTTGATAAGAAACCAGTTAGAACAGTTGCTAAAAAAATACCGGTAAAGAAACCAGTAGTAAAAAAAGTTAATAAGGAGAACAAATAATGCCAGAATCACGCTCAGAAAGAGAAGCACATATCAAAGATAGAGCCGGATGGACCATCACAGTTATAGCAGCATTACTAGCAGTTAACACATATGTTGCCAATGGCATTAGCAGTAATATATTAACTAACACAATCAAAGCTAATGATACTTGGAACTTTTATCAAGCAAAAAGTATCAAACAAACTATAGCAGAAAATGCTAGAGATGATGCACTTGCTCGTAAAGATAACAAAAAAGCACAAGAGTTAACTGCCAAAATTGATAGATACGAAAGTGATCCTATCAAGAATGAAGGCAAGAAAGAATTAATGGCTAAAGCCAAAGGTTTAGAAGCTGAAAGAGATGAAGCTAAAAAGCACAGTCCATGGTTAACATTTGCCGGATCAACACTACAACTTAGCATTGTACTATTATCTGCTGCTATATTAGCAGTTAGCATGGGAATGTTTTACGCTAGCATCGGCGTAGGACTAATTGGCGCATTGTTAATGAGCCAGGGTATTTGGTTATGGGTACCCTTTTAAAGTTATTGATTATATTATTATTATCAACAACAGTTATAGTATCAAGTGAGGAGACTTCTAACGGATTAAAAAAAGATGAGGTGTGGTTGTGTGTTCGTTGGCAATGGACAACTACACCAGTTGAGGGCAAAGTCAATTGTGTTGAGTGGGCCAAAAAAGATTGTTCTAACAGATTATATCCAGAACTATGTAAAAGGGGCGGGTAATGATTGATCCAATTAGTATAAGTCTTGCTTTTTCTGCAGCACAATCAGCAATCAGTGGTATTAAACAAGCCATTGCTATGGGTAAAGATGTCAATAGTATTATTGGACAAGTAGGGCATTTCTTTGAGGCGGCCGATCAAGTTCATTTAGCCAGCATCAAAGCTAAACACGGTGCTATGGATAAAACTGATGCTCAAATTGGTCGTATGGCACTTGAGTTTGCTATGCACAGCAATAAATTGCGCGAGGATGAGAGAGCATTAAAAGACATGATTTATTGGCAATTAGGTAAGCCTCAAATCTGGGAAGAAATGATTGCTGAACGTACCAGGTTAATGAAAGAAAAGCGTGAGGGTGAAGAAGCACAAGCAAAGGCCAAGCAAGAACATAAAGAAAAGATGGCTAAGTATGTTATGATAACAATGTATACTATAGGATTTGGAATTATTATTTCTGCATTTGTTATGCTAGGTGTTCAATTTTATAGTATGGCTGAAGAACAAAAAGAACTTGAAGCTAAACAAGCAAAGGCATTGCAAATTCGTAGACAAAATCATTGGTTAAGAGAACAAGAACAGAAAAAAGAATTGGCTAAGGCAGCCAACGGGGGTTAGTGTTTATCTTTTTTCCAATCTTTAAACATTTCCCAAAATATCATAACTAACGGCAGGCACCCAAGTAAGAACAATAAATCGTTAAAAGTAATTACTATATTAAAGTACATCAACTATTTATTAACATAGAAGATTAGAAATGTCAGATAAAAAATATCGTAGTATTTTTATAAGCGACGTACATTTAGGTACAAAAGATTCTAAGGCAGATAAGCTAAACAATTTTCTTAAGAATAATTCTTGCAATACACTATACTTAGTAGGAGATATAATAGATGCTTGGAGAATTCAACAAAACAAATGGCGGTGGAAACAAAGCCACACTAATGTGGTCCGTCGTGTTCTCGGCCATGCTAAACGTGGCACTCGTGTTGTGTATATTGCAGGTAATCACGACGAATTCTTAAGACCTATGATCCCATATGGTTTCAGCTTCGGCCTCGTTGAGATACATAATCAAATAGAACATATAGGCGCAGACGGTAAACATTATCTTGTAGTACATGGAGATATGTTTGACGGTATAACCAGATTAGCGCCCTGGTTAAGTTTTTTAGGAGATAAAGCATATGATTTCATTTTATCAGTTAATAGCAAATACAATTGGATACGCCATCGCTTTGGTTTTGGGTACTTTAGTCTTAGTCAATATCTCAAAGCAAGAGTAAAGAAAGCAGTAGATTTTATTTTTCATTTTGAGAAAAATCTTGCAACCTATTGTAAGAAACGTGGATTTGATGGTGTAATCTGTGGGCATATTCATCATGCCGAGATTAAAGAAATAGACGGCGTTGCCTACATGAATGACGGCGACTGGGTTGAATCATGTACTGCATTGGTTGAACACCATGACGGCAAATGGGAAATAATTACTTGGACAAGTGAAAAGGACGAAGTATGATAGAAGATAAAATTACAATTGTTATTCCATGTAAAAATGAGGAAGACTATATTTCATTTTTACTAGATGATTTAAAAAAACAATGTCTTGGAAGAACAAGAATTATTATTGCAGATGCCTCTACAGATAATACCCGAAAAGTTATTCAACAAAATAAAGGCGATTTGAATATTGAAATTATAGATGGCGGGCCCGTTTCTATTGCTAAAAACAACGGAGCAAAATTAGCAACAACACCATATATACTATTCATAGATAGCGATGTAAGATTTTTCTCAAATACTGTTATACTTGAATGCGTTTATGAATTAGAATCCAATAATTTAGATTTGATTGGATTACGTCTAAAATGTTATGATAGGGATAGACGAGCTCAAATTGGGTTTATGTTATTCAATTTTGTAAATAACATTATGAAACATAAGGTCCCATTTGCTGTAGGATCTTTTATGCTAACTCGCAGAGACAAATTTAAAGAATACGGTATGTTCTCTGAGAAATATGGAACCAGTGAGGATTTCTTTTTATCCAAACAATACGATACTAAGAAGTTTAAATTAGTAAAACATTACTGCGGGCAAGATAGTAGAAGGTTTCAAAAGATGGGATACTTCGGAATGGTTTGGTATCTTGTTAAAAATTTCTGGAATAGAAATAAAGAAATATACTGGGATAAAATGGATTATTCCAAGTATTGGAAATAACTATTCGTGAGTTGCAATAAACTCTGCTTCCGGTATTCTTGTGCGAGTGTTTTTACTTCCAAGAACAACTACAATACGTCTACCAACATCTGTATCTAACATCATAACAATGCATCCGCCAGACGCTTTAATATATCCTGTTTTACTAACAACAAAATTATATCTTTTACCAATTATAGGATTGGTATTATTAAAGAACAACCATTTCTTTTTTAATTTTATTGATATCTTAGAAGTATTACTTGCTTCTACAATTGCAGGATAATCTTTAGCTGCTTGTACTAATTTAATAAGATCAAGTGCAGTACTAATATTCATTACATCTAGACCAGATGCCTCTACATATTTTGTATCAAGCATATTTAAATCAAATGCTTTTTGATTCATTGCCCTGACGCACATTAATTTTCCGCCAGGATAACTATCACATAAAGCAATTGCGGCTTTATTATCCGATTTAACCATTGCTAGTTGAATCAGTTCTTTTCGTGTGTATTGATTTATTTTTGCATCTAATGGTAGCTTCTTATCTAGTACTACCATTACAGTCATAAGCTTAGTTATGCTCGCAATTGATCTTGATGCAGTAGGATTTTCACTTTGAAGTATCTTGCCGTTGCCGTCTGCAACCAACCAACTGTCTGCAGTAATATCCATAGCAAAAAGATTGCTCGATATAAGAGCAAGTAAACATAATATAAATTTCACGTTAATCCAATTACATAGGTTCATCCGGCCCGTCGTCTCGACGAAACTTTATTCCAATATAAGTACCGCAGGCGGCGCCAAGTGCCGCAGGTATAAGTAACATATGATCAGTCGTGTAGTTAATAACTACAAATGCACCTAAAACAGTAACAACAACTGACCACGCACTTGCAACTACTGCTCTACTATCTGCAACAGATTTTAGATAGTATGTATAAAAAATATCTATACAAAATAAAGATAAAAAAGTAAGGATATATTCAAACATAGATGATGGATGCGGGTGATGGATTCGCACCACCGACCTCTGGATTATGAGTCCAGCGCGCTACTACTGCGCCAACCCGCAATATATTTATTAACGGCCCTGGCCGCGATATTTTTTATGTGACGTCTTTTGCGTCTTATTCATAGACGATGTCTTTACTCGTCCGCCTTGTTTGGTGCGCTTTTTAACGCTTTCAATTTTCTTACTCATAGTTCACTTTCATTAATTTCAGGATCTTTTCCTGCGTTGTCGGTTCCACGCCTAAAGCTTTGGCCGGTTAAAGCTTTTGCTTTACTTGTAGAATGAGATCTACCACATTCATTACATATTGCATAGTATTGTTTATGTATAACCGGGCCACCGACCCATTTATAATTTGTTTCTTTTACATTATATTTAATGTCTTTGAACTTATTCTTACATTGAACAGAGTCACATAATGCTTTTCCTGTTACTGGGTCTATAAAGACAACAGGCCCGTTCAATTGTCTTTTCATATAGTCTTTGTTATATTAGCAAAGGTTGTAAATTGTTCTTTATTTTCTGGAACAACTTCAGTAATTTTTAATGATTCAATTGCTTTGTTATAATCTTTAACCATAGAGTCAACTAATTCGGTCATCCAAACTATGCTCTTTTCATCTAATTGCAATTTGTGATCTTTTACATATGGGACATAGGGAAATAATGCTAGTTGCATATCCCCGCCTGGGTTTGCGGGATCCCTTGCCATTGTAATCATAAAAGGTTTGTGTATTGTCAATGTATCTTGCAATCGAGAAACATCGCCAACCAATTCTTCACCGGTAACTAATTTTAAAATTTTAATCATATTGTTTCCATAAATTCAAAAGCTTCAATCTCATTATAAAACATCCTTATTATAATGTCATTAGTATTTATATTCAAGCAAATTATAAGTATTTGATCAACTAGGGTGCTGACCTTTACATGCCAACACCTAGTTTAACTGCACCTAAAGTACAAAAGTTATTTTTCACAAAAGAATATTATAGAATACCTTTGCGATTTAGAAATACAATTCTGCGCTCTAGATCAAAATGATCTGTTGCTTTTGCCAAATATAATTCCGAGTCTTTTTTAGGTGTTAGTGATTTAATGATCTGTTTCCAAATTTTTTGCATTTTATATCCTTACAGATTTTCTTCTGTAAGAAATTGAGGCTTGCTAGATTTTTTTGCAGGTTTTACTGCAACTTCTACCTCATCTTTCACATCAATTTTCTTTGGTTTCTTGTGCTCAGGAATAATACGCTCAAGAGCAATCTTTAGCATACCATTAATTAAAGCAGCATCTTTAATTTCAATTTGGTCGTTAAGAGCAAATGTTCTTGTGAAATTACGTGAAGCGATTCCTTTGTACAACCACTCTAGTGCGTCGTTGTCCTCAGCTGCATTGCCTTTGATAACGAGTTTATCGTCAACAAATTCAATTTCGATTTCTTGTTTAGAAAATCCAGCAACAGCCATTTCGATAACATATTTGTTCTCGTCTGTTTTCTTAATGTTGTATGGAGGATAGCTGGGAATGTTTTTAGTAATGTCATCATGAATTTGCGCCATTCGAGTAAATTGATTGTCAAAACCAACAAAAAATTTATCAAAGTCCTTAAAGCCAGGACCGAATACTGATAGATGTGTCATATTAATCTCCCTTTTTTGTAATGCCAGTAATTGTATTTGCAAATGTTTCTGTAGCAACGGTCATAACGTCATTAGCAGACTTAGCAATTTGTTTTGTAAAGACACGTTGTGCCTCAACGAAATCAACTAAAGGTTTAAGAAGGGATTCTTCCTTAACTGTTTGTTTGAGGAAGTTAATTTTGGCGTTTTGAATTGAATCAATAGCCATGTTTGAATAAAACATATAGTTTCTCCTAATAAGCGAGTGTTTTAATAATGTGCTACCCCGAAGGCGTAGCGTTTGTTCCTGCTTACTTTATACAGGGCCAACTAACGAGTGGCAGTGAAATATCTCGGACGCCTTATACCGTAGCATCAAACAGCCCTAAGGTGGGTACCTTGAAGAACGGATACGCCAGGGAATCCGCCGTGTTATTAGTGTGCGTTTTAACTTGTGGCGTAGGTCGCACCCCCTGCCATCCCATCCCGGGGATAAAATTATTTATACAGTAAACGAACTACCGCATCCACAAGTATGCTTAGCATTTGGATTTGTTATAACAAATTCCTTTGACATAAAAGAACCTTTATAGTCAATGACAGCCCCTGTTAAGTATTGCATACTAATAGCATCTATTAGTAATTTAAAATTGTCAAGCGGTATTTCAAAATCATCTTCATTTTTTACATGATCTAACGTAAACCCATAATTAAATCCTGAGCAGCCACCACCTTGGACAAAAGTTCTAAGACAAGCCTCGGGATTGTCTTCTTCAATTAATATGTCTAGTATTTTAGACTTTGCAGCATCTGTTACTGTAATCATGGATCGCTGCCTTTATAGCATCTTCTGCTAGAATTGAACAATGTATTTTAACTGGAGGGAGGGCTAGCTCTTTTGCAATTTGTGAGTTTTTGATGTTAGCAGCATCATTAATATGCATACCCTTAACCCACTCAGTAACCAACGACGAACTCGCGATTGCTGAACCACATCCATATGTCTTGAAACGAGCATCTCTAATAAAACCATTATCATCCACTTTTATTTGTAATTTCATTACATCGCCGCAAGCCGGTGCACCGACCATTCCCGTTCCTATACCGGATTCGTTTTTATCAAAGCTTCCAACGTTTCTTGGATTTTCGTAATGATCGAGAACAGTTGTTGAATATGACATATAGTTATTTATACGGATTATTAGTCCGTAGTTTGCTTTTTCTTGCCAATATTGTATTTTGTTTGTAAAGACCATTCATGTTTGTCTTTAAAAGCAATTACTTTAATCTGCGATAATGGAGCAAGTTGTTGAAACAATTCTGCTTTTATAACTTTTACTAAACCCCAATCTATTAGCAATTTAGCAATTGTATTACGTCGCTCCAGATCATTATCCGTTAGATCGGCAGATTTGCCATCTAACGCAAACAATTCTTTAAAGTGTACAATAAAATATCTGCCCTGTTTATGCAGAATATGACACGATTGATATAGCACCTTATCTTTTCGTGATGCCACGCCAATACGTGTGAGTGTTTCTCGGACTTTTAAAAAGTCGTCCGGTTGAGTTAAGGTTACTTCTAATGGATTATAACCAGGAAAATCAATGTGAAAAATATCTTCAGCCATTCCTACCACCTTTTATTAGTTTTATTCTTAAATAATCTAATTTATTTTTATCAAAGAGTGGGAGTACTTGGCGTGCTTTTTCTGTGCTATATCCATAGTATTCCTTTATCACTTCGATCGCTTCAATTTTCTCAGCCTTAATCCATTTATTGAATCTTTTTTTGGGCCTAATTATATTTATTAAAAACGAATTTTGAAGCTTTTTATCGAGATGAGGACGGGAATTCATCTCATTTGCTGGAATTACTGTGTCGTGACCGTATGAAAGTCCTTTATTAATGATAAACGGATTATATTGTTTCTCAGACCAATCGTCAACTATTAAATTATCCTTAGAATAATGAATAGCATTAATAAAATCGAAAGGCGATATTGCTGGCGCCTTATAGGGCGTTACTGTTATTTCTTCTTTTGGCTTACCTAAAAAATCTAAACTCATAGCATTTACTGTTATTTAAATTCAACAGAAGCCATAATCTCAGTTAAGCATGCAACCAAATTAATTTCTTGATCTGCGCAAAATGCGGACTTATATTGATAATCAGCAAGTAATAGAATCAATTGCGGAACCTGTACTACGCTATCGCAGAAAGTATCATAGAACTTTCTAAATAGAGTTTGCGGATCATTGTCAATGTTATTAACAACCCATGTACGCATTTTCTTCCAGTCTTTATCTTTAAGAGAAGAAACCAATTCCTGCATATTGGCTTCGCCCATATTAACAAGAATGCCTTCGTCAATTTTACCTGAAGAACTATAACGCTGCATTTCATTTAGAATACGACGATAATCAGGGAAATGCTTTTCAATTACTTTTGCTGCAACCTTTTGATCGAAGTCAACATTCTCATGCTTAAGAATTTCGCATACTCGTTTAAAGAACGCGCCAGCAATCTTAGGCTTTTCGCTCTTAGGTAATTTAAATTCTATAACAGTTGTTCTAGAATGAAGCGGAGGAATAATACGATTCTTAAAATTACAAGTAAAGATGAACCTGCAATTCGATGAGAATTCTTCCATAAAAGCACGAAGTGCCGGTTGTGTAGAATTTGGATTCAAATAATCCGCTTCATCTAGAATAACTACTTTTGCTTTACCGCTAAATGATACAGTAGATGCAAATTGTTTAATTTTTGTTCTTAGAACATCAATACCAGATTCTTCTGAACCGTTAATGATGATATAATCAGTTTGTAACTCTTCGCATAATGCTCGGGCAATAGTAGTCTTACCCATACCAGCACCGCCGCACAATAGCATATTTTGAATCTCTCCTTTG